CATCATAGTATGGACCCTCATAAAAATAGACATCTATTTCAAGGATAATTAAAATGGCACTTTTAGGATCTATAGGAAAAAGCCTGTACAAAGGAGCTACTTCTAAACTTGGAGCTACGGCAATAATAGGCACTGCTGCAGCTACTGGTATGTATCAAACGGCTGGTCAACCAGCTATGGATGCAGCTATGGACATTGCATTTGATAATCCAAACGCTGACGAATTATTTGTTGGAGAGAAACTTTCTCCTTTAATTTTTGGTGGAGCAGCTATTGGTCGGAATGGCTAACGCTGCAAAATTTGCAGCCCCACAGTATTATGAAGACTTTTCACCTGTAGTACCTCCTACATTAGGTGTAGGAGCAGTTGCAGGATTAGGAGCTTATGCAGGTAAGAAGATAGGCGGATTAAGAGGTGCAATAGCAGGAGGAATAATTGGTGGTGGCATGGCAGCAGCATCATATGGAAAGCTGGCTATGAATAGAGGAGAACAAGGTTTAAGAACTCCTTATGCAGGAGGCAGAACTTTAAACCGTGAAACTTTTGATTACGATATAGAAGCATCAAACCCTGGCGCTAGATCAAGAAACTCATCATTGGCAAACGCACAAATGTTAAATAGCACTGGAGACATAGTTCTCGGTATGCACAATATGAGAAGAGGTTAATTGTGATAGGCAGTGCTGAAAATAAAGTGCAAATGGCAGAAGGCGCAATGGCTGAAGCAGGTATGCCACAATCAATGCAAACCATGATGTCTGCTGTAGAAACAACTTCTCCCCTTCTAAACCCAATTCTCCTTGGTGGTTTCAGCAATTATAGATATCAACAAACCTTAATTAAAGGTGGTTATAAAGATTCTAGATTTATGTCTTCTATTAGGCCAGGCAGTAGAAGAGCAGGATTAAGATCTTTTGCTAAAGGTTCATTGACTCCAACAGATTTAAATTCAAGTTCTTTTTTTGGTGGCAGAAACATATTTGGTCAGACAACTGCAAGAGGTCAAAAGTTTTTAGACAGAGCTGCTGGTAGAGCTGGAAGAATTGCTACCACTCCTCGCACTGGCCCTGGACAAGCTGGAGTAACAAGAACTTTTGCTCCAAGTGGACCAAAAGCAACATATGGAATGGGTAGAGGTTTTAGAACAAACTACAACCCATTTAATATGATGAGAGGAAGGTATAGTAATCTTTCTGTCTTTGGAGCAGGAGCAGGAGCAAATTTTTATGCCCCAAACCAAGGTGGTATTCTATCATCAATAGGAAACATTGGTTCTAAAGATGACCCCAGATTTAGTGGTGGAGTTATAGGTAGATTAGGTGCTCTTTCTAAAATGGAAAGATTTGCAGATAAAGGTGGTTCAAGAGCAGCTAAGAAATTAGCTAAGTTTGACATGAACCTAGCTAGAGTTATGGGTATGAATAACCCTGGTTTAGTCGACGATGCAATGAAGTCTACGGTTCAGTTAGCTAGGGGTTCTGGACCAATTGGAATGTCTGGGGCAACAGCAACGCAAAGGCTGGCAGATGCAAGATTAGCACAGTCACAAGGTCAATTAGGAACCATGAGAGCTTTAGCAGCTTCAGGTGGGGCAACAGTAGGAACAGGCCCAACTTCCGCCGTTACAACTGGAATGAGAAGAGCTGGAGCAGTTGAAGGGGTAAGAGGAAGATATTCAAAATCATTCATGAAGGGAATACTTACCACTGGTGGTGGAGCTGAAATGAGAACCCTCGGTGCAGCAGGTAGGACCGTATCATTTGGTGCAGGTAGTATAGCAATGAATGAAACAGCAGAAAGAGTTATCTCACCTTTAACTAACGCAATTCAAAATAATTCAACATTTAGAATGAAAGCAGCAAATGCGGTAGGCAAAGCTGTTCCAATGACAGAGCTGGGTGCAGCTAAAATAGCTACTCAAATATCTGACCAAGGTATTATTAAAACCATGGGAGTCAGAGGAGCTGCACAAGCTGTAAAAGCTGGTGGGGCAAGAGTTGGATTGGCTGTAGCTGGAGAGGTAGCACTCAAAGCCCTTCCTGGTGTAAACTTGATATTCGCAGCTGACATGGCTTTTCAACTAGCTAAATTAGCAGGACTTGGTGTTAAAGCAGGTATTAATTTTGCTAAAGATGGTATAAAATCTATGGAAGGAACCATGAACAATGGTGTATTTGGAAATGGATATAAAGATAACGAAGTCGCTGCTACATCTAGAGCTAGAGGAGTTATGGCTATTCAGAACTCAAGACTAAACGCAAGATCACTACTTGGCTCAGAGGGCGCAATGATGCACGCTCATTTTGGATAAAATATGTTAGATAATACAAAAGAATTTAGAGAAAAATTAAAAAAACTTTCTAGAGAAGATTTGCTTGAGATCATTCAAGAACAAAGCCCAGAAACAATAAAGCAAATAAATAGAATTGAATGGGTATTTAAAAATAAGTTACAACACCTTGCCTGGAATGATGGTACTCCAGTTTTAGATAGACCGCTAACTATAGATGAGCTATCTTTATTGGTTGAAGAGCCATTTGAAATAGACAATGAACTATTAAATATGGGAGTGTCTTCTGAACAGCAAAGGCAAATTCATATAGCAAAAGATCCGTGTAGATGGGCAAGACACTTTCTCGGTGCAGAAACAAGAGTATATCAAACTCTTATACTGAGAGACCCAGCATTGAGAAAAGTTTTAAGAGCTGGACGTCGTTTGGGTAAAACCTTTAGTATGGCAATATATTTATTACATTATAGTTACACTCATAAAGATGGTAGGTCTTTGGTTATTGCTCCCATGAAAACACAAGTTGAATTGATCTATCAAGAGATATTAAGACTTGCTTCAAAGAGTGAAATTGTAACTAATTCAATGACAAGAAAAGTCACATCTCCTCAATTCATGATTCAGTTTTCAAATGGTTCAACAATTAGATTCTTTACTTCTGGTATGAGATCAGGACGGAAAATCTGACGTAGCTCGTGGTCAGGAAGCACATGTAATTGTTCTTGACGAAATGGACTACATGAATCCAGATGACCTTGATGCACTGTACGCAATGCTACAGAAGACCGCTGAAGATCAACCTGATAAAGTTCTTATAGGTGCATCTACTCCAACTGGTCGTAGGGAAAGATTTTGGGATTGGTGTAGGTCTGAAAGGTTTAAGGAATTTTGGTTTCCTTCATATTGCAACCCATTTTTTTCTAAAGATCAAGAAGATGAATTTAGAGAAGAGTATTCTGAATCTGGGTATAGACATGAAATCGAAGCTGACTGGGGAGAAGACTCTGAAGGAGTTTATCCCAGAAGATATGTGGATAAAGCTTTCTTAGATCCTGGTTGGCAATATATTCCTGAAGTTCAATCGGCTAGAAGTTTTTATACGATAGGCGTAGACTGGGATAAATACGGTGCTGGAACAAACATAGTTGTTTTAGAAGCTTGCTCAGAAAATTATGAAGATGATAGATTTAAGGGTAAAGTAAGAGTAGCTTACAGAGAAGAAATAGCTAAATCAGAATACACTTTAACATCTGCTGTTAGTAGAATAGTTGAGCTCAATCAATCTTTTAATCCTAGATTCATATATGTTGACAGAGGCTATGGGGAAGTTCAAGTAGAACTGTTGCATAAGTATGGTTTAGAGAATTCTTCTTCTGGATTAAGAGACAAAGTAAAAGGTGTAGCTTTTAGTGAGTCTATTGAGATTCGAGATCCTTACACCAAACTGCCAATTAAAAAAGAAATCAAACCATACATGGTTGATAACTTACGACAGTATCTTGAAAGAGAACAAGTACTATTTCCGATTAACGACGAAGAGTTGTATGTTCAACTTATTTCCTATGTTGTTCTGAGGACAACTCAAAGTGGTAGACCAGTTTTTGAAGCTGGAGGATCAGCAGTAGACCATGCACACGACGCTTTAATGTTGGCACTATTAGCTATTACTCAAAACTATGGAGAGTTTAGCAAGATTAAATCAGCAACGAATACTAGTACATTTTCTAATACCTTTTTCCTTCCAAAAGAACAAAAAGTTATTGAACAAGATTATCAAGATGAAAATCAAAGTAGTTCTAAGATTTATATCAATAAAAATAGAGCAGGTAAATTAAAGCCAATAGGCTTTGGTTCTAAGTCTAAAAAGATTTCAAATAGAAAAATGTTTTAAGGATATTTATGAGTATAGAAAATATTAACCAAATTCAAACTGTTCAAACTGACATTTACGGTGACTACGGATTAAATGGCGTTTCTCTTTATGGAGATAGCCAAGGCAAATACCCTAAACAAGCAAGTGAATTAAAAAAGGATATATCATTCTTAAGTCTTGGCTCTGATGAGTTTTACAACATACCAATAAATAACATAAGAGCAGAAGCTAAAGAAGTAATTAAAAAATTAAATATTTTCATAGATGATGTAAATATCATATTAGATCAGGTAAATATAAACCCAGAAATTAGTGGCACCTTACAAGAATGTCACAGACACATATGGGACGAAATAAGAACTAAGCAAAACTTAAATATTTCAGAGGAGTTGGTAACACCTAGTTTTATTAATTATAGACAATATCTTTACGCAGAAAAGCACCAGTGCAGAGGCTGTAGAAAATTTATAAAAGAATACGATCAAATAATATCTACTACAACTTTTGCACATATATATAGTTTTAGAAAAATTGTTATGTCAATTTTAAATGAAGCGCAATGTATACAACAATCTTTAGATAAAGACTTCGAAGAAGGGTATGAAGATGAATCACAACAACAAGCAGCGACCTACTATCTCTACTGGCTTAAGATGGCAACACACTATAAGAGGCTCTTTGAAACCGCAATCCCGTCCCAACCAACATTACTCCCAGAGTCCGAAGTGGATCAAGTCACTAAAAAACAAGCCGCTCAATTTCAAGCATTTTTTTCGATCAGAGTAAATTCAGAAACAGTAAGTATAAACAATCAGCTTCAATCTTTATCTAAGGACTTAATTGATGACTGTAATATTTTTTATGAAAGATTTTTAAGTCCAGCAATTAAATTTAAGACAAAAGTAGGAAGTGACCTATCTTTAGACTTTAGAACTACAAATATGGTGGCCAATTCTCCTAGATTAGCTGAGGAAGCTATTACTGCAGTTCTGGCAATTGAAGGAAACTTTAAATCTCTTTTAACAGACTTGTTAGAGAGAAGAAACTCAATGACGAAAAAAGTAGAAGGCCTTTATCAGTCAATTCTTCAAAGAAGAAAATACATACTATATATAGCTCAACTAGCTTCAAAAGCTTTGTCTAAGAATAAAATAATAGCAGAAACCTTTGATCAAAAATATGTAGACATACTAAGATCGGCTTTGTTTGACAGAGAAGTCATGGTTTCCAGATTAAGTTCAAGTCACTCAATGCTTGATGACTTAGGTGAAGATAGTCACCCACAGTATCTTTTGAAAACTGGAGGAACTTTATCTGGCAATGTTACATTAGATGAAGGCGTTACTATAGATGGCATTGACCCCTCCCTGCATGCTCATGATGGTTCAGATGGATCAGTTAGAATCAAAGCTATAGATATAGATTTTGACTCAGTTAGAGATGATTATGAGCAAACGCAAACACTTAATATTAATGATATAATAGATGTAAGGATAGACTCTTTTGTTCCAGATATTTTAACTGGAGGAACACCTGTTGCAGACGTAGTCTTGTCTATTAACGTTCCAGAATATTTGAGTAAAAAATATGATTTTGAAATTTTATATGTAGAGATTTAATATGACATGGTTTAATTATTTAAAAAATACTAGCAACATTTCAGCTTCTCCATATGTTTTGGAGTACGCAAATCCAGCTTTAAAAAAAAATATTGTTTTTGGGCAAATAAAAGATGCAATCCACGCTAATGATTGGTTATTTGTAAAAACTAATTATTACCCAATTAATGAAATATACGACTCTAGTACAAGTAAAACCAGCCAAGATCATTCTTACTTAGTAGTGTGTGAAAACTTTTCAATAGAAACAGACGCAACACCAGTATCAACTCTTTTAAGTGATGATATTCTTTATTTTAAAGCAGCTAAAAATCATTCACTAGGAGAATTGTCCGATTATCAATATAATTTATATTATGGAAAAGATTACTTAAAGTACATTAAATCCACACCATACTATGACTACAACAATCAAACGAATGAATATGTATACATACAAGAGTCTCAATCTACAATAAATTACTATTTATCAAATAACAATTCCCAATTATACGCTCCCTATAGCGCTACACCTAGTTATGTAAATTTTTATCAATATAAAGTCAATAGAAATACTCAAGGTAAATATTTAATTACTTATTTTAATGATGGATTAGACTGGGTATCAGGTAGTACAGATAGAGCAAACGTAAAGGTATCTGCAAACTTTGACGGACCAAACCTAAAAGTTATAGGAGCAGTTGGTCCAAATAAGGGAAAAATTAGATATAAGGTTATCCAAAAAGCTCAAGAATTAGAGCAAACAGAAGAAGTGGTTACCGATTGGATAGAGGTCGACTGCTATTCTTCTGTGAACTCAGAAACAGCAATAATAGATATTGATGACCTAAATTACTCTGAGTATAATATTGAAATAGAAACTCTTTCAGAAAAAAACACTCTTTCTAGTGGAACTAATATATACATAAAAGAAATTCAATTTTTAAGATTCTTTAATTTATCATTAGGTGAAGAAGAATTAAATCCAAACTTATCATTTATATCTATGGGCGGAATTAGATAATGGCAATAATTAAAAAAACAATACAAAACCTAAAACCACGGTAAACAGTACCTTCTTACGGTAAGACCAAAAGATGCTGATTTAAATACAACACTTGATCCAACTTCAGCGATTAGGTTTACAGTTCCAACAGATGTAACCAATCCATCTCCTTTGGGTAATCTTATAATTTCAACAAATTATAAGTCTATAATGATTTCATTTAACCGTTCAAATGAAGCAGACTTAAGAGGGTATGAATATAAAATATTTAAAGAAAGTCAAATACAACAAGTCGGACTTGCATATCTTCCAATAGATGAAAATGTTTATGAACTAACTGGATTCTCCCCTTCTAATGTAATTGCCGTAGATCTACAAGAAACCTCTACAAGAGAAACCGGCATAGTTGCAGAGGATTTTGAAAACGAAGAACTTACAGTTTCTTTAGCTACAAATGATGTTTATTATTATGTAAAAGTTAGGTCTGTAGATACATCCAATAACTATTCTGGATGGACTTCAATAGCTAAGTCTAATCAAATCCCGCTGATTGAGTCAGCTCATATTAAAGAACTTAGCGCATCTAAGATTACTTCTGGTTATATTGGGTCAGAACAAATAGTCTTAAACGGACTTAACTCAGTTATTAAATCTTCTACATTTAAACCAGAAGTTAGAAATCTTCAGGCAATACTTGAGCAAGGTTCTGCTACAATTTCATTAATATCTGGAACTACAGCAAACCTTTATGAGGGAATGTATGTTTATGAAATTAGGGATAACCCATTAGGCATAGCAGGTAAATGGCCTGGAACGTTAAGTTCAAATACAAGAATAACTTCAATAGTTTCAGCTACAGATTTTATAGTGAGTTCACCTCACTCTGAAAGCGGTTCAATTAAATTAGGAGCCTATACTAAAGGTTGGTCAATAGACGGTGCGGGTAATGTTAACTTTGGTGGAAGCAGAGGAATTACTTATGACGGAGTAAATGTAGTAATTGGTTCTGACGTAATAATAAATGCAGTCGCTCCAGAGTCTGGCGGTTTGTTAATTTCAAACGGTGCAAATCAAAGTTTAGCCATTAGTAGCACGGGTGCTGGAATTGGATTAAAAATTAATGACACCATAAATAACAATGGACATAACTATTGGTATGTTGATGGTTCTTTTAAAGTTGGAAAAACTGACAAGCATATAGCCTTTAATGCGGGAACTGGTCAGCTGTTAATACATGGTGGAGTTGAAATATCTTCAGACGTTATCATCGGAAGTGCTTCAGCAAGTACATTAATCAACAATGCAAATGCAGGAGCAGGATCTTTGCAGCCTGGAAATGGGGTTAGTCAAAATCCAAGTACTAAACAAATAACACAAATATCTGGAGACAGAATAAGAACAGGTGTAGTTTCCAGTAATGATGGAACATCTGTTATAAACTTAAATGATGGAAGTCTAAACTTTAAGAATAAGTTTATTGTTGACAATTTGGGTAACGCTACTTTTTCAGGTCAAGTTAAAGGAGGCTCAATAGAATCTGACACCATTATCAAGGGAGCTTCAGGTTCTGTTGGAGCAAGTTTTGAAATTGGAGCATCTTGTAAAATTGGAAATAACTTAAGAGTTAACACAGGTACTTATGGAGACGGCGCAACTAGCGTTGTTTTAATTAAAGGAGATGATAGAAGAGATGATAGATTTGGGATTAGAATTGTAGATTCAGAAAACGAACAAGTAATGCGTATATCTAATTCTGGTATTTTAACAGTAAAAAGCAATGTAGTTGTTGGTACAAAATCGGTTTCAGTACAGGGTCACGGGCATACCGAATATGCACTTGCCACTAAGCTTGATGACTATCTTAAATTGTCTGGTGGAACGATAACTGGCTCTTTAACTGTAAATGGAAACGTTAAAGGAAAAGGTTATGTCATATTTGATAAAACTGGAACAAGTCCAGGTATTAGATCTACCACTAATGCAGCGGTAGGAGTTCTGTGTTTTAATAATACGACTTTAAGTGTCCCGCCCACAGATCCAGCAGAATTTATTTACTGGAGAGCTACCAATTTTGGTTCAAGTATTAGGTTTAAACAAAATATTGAACCCATTGCAGTATCTGTTGAAAGTTTGGATAATTTTTGGAATTTAGAACCAGTTTTATTTGAATACAAACCAGATCATGGTGGATTAATGAATGAAGAACGTCCTTATGGTTTTAGAAAGCACTATGGTTTTATAGCAGAAGAAGTTGAACAACTAGCACCTTATCTGGTATCATATGACGATGACTCGTTAGCAGATGACGTTAAATACAATTCTGTTTTTACGGTTTTGTATAGCGAAGTTAAAAAAATGAGACAATGGTTAATAGATAATTATAATTATCCAGGATAGGTAAAATGCAAGAATCAAATTTAGACGTTAATTTAATAATTCAAGCTTTTCAAGAAAAAGTTTCACAATTAACTACAGATCTTGTAGTTAAAGAAGCTGCAATTAAGCAACTTACTGCAATTGTAGCTCAACTTCAAAATCATACACATGAAGAAGATTTTACAGTAAACACAAATAAAAAGGATAAGTAAAAATGTCAGAAGAGACAAAAACAGAAGCACCAGCAGAAGCTCCAAAAGAATTTAATATTGGAATCAACATCTCAGATAAAAACCTTTCTTACAAGAGCGACTTTAATGAAGCAGAAACAATTTTTTGGCTAGAAGCTGTAAAAAATCTAATTATTCAAAAGACATTCGAAGCCGTAGGAATGCAAGATAAAAGCTAATTTAGTTAGCATGTATATAAAAAACGCTACTATTTAACTTACGGTTAAGTTATATATAGGACATAAAATGGCATTCAAAGATTACCTTCCCTTTCAAAGAGTAGAAGAAGAAAACAATTTTGTAGCCAGAACTTTAGAGCCAGATGATTTTAAGTCTTTAAGTAAGACTATGAAAGTGGCAACTATAGCTCTGGGCTTTAGAGGCATAGCTCTATATACAAATTCAAGAACAACCTTTGAGCCATCTCCATATGACTTTGAAAGAATTATTCAGGCAGTAGATACTGACTCTTATGTCAAACAATCTATTTCTAAATATAAAGAATTATTTTGGAAAGAAGGATGGGATATAATTTCTGAAAATAAAGAAGCTATATCTTATTTGTATCAAAGAATAGATTATCTAGAAATTGCTATGAAGAGACCTTTCATAGAATTTTTGATGGAAGTAATTGACCAGCTTATTAAATTTGGCAACGCTTTTATAGTTAAAGCTAGAGCAGATATTAATGAGTATTTCCCCACTAACTTAACTCCAGTTTCTGGCGATCAGCCAATAGCTGGTTATTATCTTATCCCAACGGAACAAGTTAGAATCTTGAGAGATAAGCACAATAAGCCAAAAGCTTATAAGCAACAAACAAACCCATATACCTTTGCTCCTAGCACTACTGCTCCAGTTTGGCCTGCAGATAGAGTCATTCACCTTCATTTCGATAGAAAGACTGGTAGAGCATTTGGTACACCATTTATTGCTAATGCAATAGATGATATTGTTGCACTTAGACAAATGGAAGAAGATATTCAAAATCTTGTTCATAGAGAATTATTTCCCCTTTATAAGTATAAGATTGGAACACCTGATCAACCTGCAGAACCAGATGAAATCGAAAGAGCAGCTTTTGAAATAGAAAACTTAAGAGCTGAAGGTGGTTTAATTCTTCCTAACAGACATGACGTAGAAGTTATAGGCGGTCAGGGTAATTCTCTTGACGCTTCAAAGTATCTAGATCACTTTAAGGAAAGAGTTGCCATAGGTTTAGGCGTAGCGCCTCACCACTTGGGTATGACTCTAAATGGTGGAAACAGATCCGTAACTGAAAGACTAGACACTGCTTTATATGACAGAGTAAAGAACTATCAGAGACTTTTTGCTGAGATGATTAGATTTAATATATTTAATGAACTTTTGTTTGAAGGTGGTTTTGATCCAATTCAAAATCCTGCAGAAGAAGACACATCTGATAGATGTTACTTTAAGTTTAGAGAAATAGACGTTGATACGCAGGTTAAAAAGGAAGCTCATATTATTCAAAAGTATGCCAACAACCTTACCTCATTGGAGGAAACTCGTATTGCTCTTGGTCTTGAGAAAGAAGTTGAGATTGAAAATCTTTATGCAGCGATGCAAGGCAAAGTTCAAATTGCAATCAGTGCTGCTCAGGCAGAGCTAAATGCTCCTGCTGACAATTCAGATTCTAAGGATCAAAATAGCCAACAGCCAACTAAGCAAAACGCAGACACTCAAGAGCCAGCTAAAAAAGGGCAAGTCAATCTTCCAAACAATAGAAGAGGTGTCGGCAATGTTGTCAGACCAGCTAACCAAAATGGCAGAAGAAACTCTCCTAATATAAAGAGAATGGACAATCAATTGCTGAATATGATTGAAAAACTTCTAGATGACGAGTATACTATTGTGCAAGATGATATTATCGATTTAGAAGATAAGAAGGATATTTCAGATGTCAAATAGTTATGAAGAATTTTTTAAGAGCCTTGAAGCTTTTAAACTAGCAGTTTATAATGGTCAAACTCGTTTAGCTTTAGAAAATTTAGTTCCAGTAATTGATACAATAGTTGAGATTTTGGCTGATGATGATGAAGACGAAAAAGAATCTGAAACACCCGTTAAGACTGAAGTCACTATCACAAATGAGGCACCAGTAGAAAAAGATGTAACTGAAGAGCCTAAGAATGAAAAAGCCCCTGCGAAAAAGACTCAAAAAGAACAAGAGTAAAAAACATAGAAAAAATATGGAACTATTAATTGGCTGTCCAATCTATAAAAGAAATTGGATATTTCCCTATTGGATCTCTTGCATTGAAAGCCAAGGCATTGATATGTCTAAAGTTGGTTTTATTTTTGAAGCGTCAAGAGATGACGAAGCTACATTGCAAATGCTTTTGAGATATAGGGAGAATAATAAATCAATACCAGTTTTTGAAATCAATTTTAGAGATGATCTAGCCCATCACGAGCATGCAGAAAATTCAAGAATGTGGACTCTCTCTAAATACGAGAATATGGTTTCAATGCGAAACTCTCTATTAAAGAGAGCTAGAGAACTAAAGCCTAATTATTATTACAGTCTTGATTCAGACATCTTATTGACGAATCCAAATACGATTAACTTTTTAGTTAGCCATATAAAGCAAGGCGCAGGCGCAGTAAGCACTCTGATGTTTATGACACCTGTTTCCACTATGTATCCTGGTGTTATGAATTGGATGGACGAAACTGGGGACAAAGCTTTTAGAAAAGAAGAATATCCTCTTGGAACTTATTTCCAATCAGACATCATAATGGGAGCAAAGATGATGTCCAAAGAAGTTTATAATAATGTGGACTATAAGATTCATGCTCAGGGAGAAGACTTAGGTTGGTCTCATAACGCAAAGAAGATGGGTTATGAACTATATTGTGCGTCTTATATTTACACTCCACATATAATGAATAAAATAATGTTGTCAGAATTCTTGAAATCTGGCGACGATAGAGCTAAACTGTATTCAGCTGTTTAAGCTAACTATATATTTTTGTATAAGATTGTTCAATCTTATAAAAAGTAATTTACTATAGTTCTGAATTTAAAATACTTGGAGCACATGCAATGGCATATGAGTTTGTAGAAAATTTTACGGTTGAGCTTCCAAATCTAGCAGAAGCTGAATATAATTTCTCAGAAGGTTTTAGCGAAAACTATGGTTTGATTATAGAGGTTGCGGCAATCCACGAACGGACTTACTGCAAACTATAACAATTACTCAGCTGCTGAGTTGGAAAAAGCTTTGCAATCCTGGGTTGATCCATATCCTAAGCCAATCATATTAAACCATGATCTTAACTCTGAACCAATTGGTAGAGTAATCGCTGCTAAGATGGATAAAGAGGAAGATG